CTTGCAGCGCTGGGCGATACAGGTGTGGACCAGTTCCAGGAAACGGGCGTCCCCGTTTTGGCCTTTGACGGTCTTCCAGCTTTTCTTGAGGTCGGGCAATGCCGTGCCGTCATTGTCCGTGCGGCCGGTGAGCACGCCGGTGTGCAGGGTTTCGGCATCCGCGCAACTGCACTCCCAGGCCTGCCAGGCGGCGGCTTCCAGGCTGTCGATCTTGGCCAGCTCGCGTTGCTTGGCGGCGTTGAAGTCGGAGGCATAGTGCTCGCGCCAGCGGGCCTTGATGATCTTGAAGTCGCGGCTGATTTGAGATTTGTGCACGCCTAGTTCGTGAGCGATGCGCGTCAGGCTGCTCATGCCGCGCAAATACATCTCGGCGGCCTTGAGGCGGCGCGATTCCAGACGCAGGTCTTCGGCGGGCGATCGGGGCATGGGCGTGTTGCAGGTTCCCGGTTGCAGCGCGGGGCCGACACCTCCTGCTGTGCGAAGCACGTCGGCTCCAGCGCTTGGACGTCAAGAACACCGAACTCTACTAGCGGTCTCCTCTGGGGCCTGGTGCCGGTGCGTGTGCTCGGAAGCAGTCTCGCGCCTGCCGGATCGGGCCGCATCACAGCATGATCCCGGGTTCCCAGAGCTTCCGGCCCGGCTGTTCGTGCTGGCGACGTGTTCGGGCTGTCGCTGCCCCATAAACTGGCGGGCCCCTTCCAGGATCCGAGCATTTCGGATCTCCTTGCACCGCGCCTCGAACTCGGGCGCTTTCAGCCACCGGTACAACGTGCTCCGGGCGATGCCCGTCCGCTTCGCTCCTCTGGCGATGGTTGGTTCCTCCAGATAGGCTTCGATCGCCAGACGTAACAGCCGGGGCAACTTGCAGCCGTGTCCGCGCATGCGCGAGGTCCCTTGTCGTTGGGGCACTCGCCCCGTGTCCTTTCAGCCAAGCACCAGCCTGCCTGCCGTGTCAAAGGCTCCTGGTGCCTCTGTCCGATCTGCGCCGTGGGCGCCGCGTAGCATGCAGATGTGAGCGACGCCCCGCATCAGCCCCAGGCATGGCCTGTTCCTGGGTTTCCAGGCGCGTGCGATCTGCATGGTGTTCTGCTCTGAAACTAGCTGGGAGACGATCAGCCCGGCCGGCAAGGGCTCCTCGACCGGCACCGGGCAACCGAAGATGGTCAGCAGAAGGAGGGCCAGCCAACCTATTGCGCCGTTGCGCCCCCTGTCTCGCGTATACGCGCGTACGCGCGCGGGCGTCACACTCGCGCGGGCGGGGGTGTAAGGGGTTAATAGGTTATATATCTCTCTTATAAGTTCTTTTTTTCCTTGAACTTCCGATTTTAACCCTTTGCCAACCCGTTGCGCATTCGGACCAGCTATTGCGCCAACCGCCAAGCGGAAGGGCCGGCCGGACCGTGCGACTGCGCGCGCAAAGGCTTCGGGTGCGGCAACAAGACGCCTCGTATTGCTAGGCCAGGCGATACAGGCGCTGGGGCGAGCCGCCCGTTCTTCGTTCCTGGTATTCGATGAGTCGCTGGTTGAGCAATGTCGTCCGGACCTCTTCATGCTCATGCTCGCTCCACGGGTGCTTGCGGTTGATCTGCCAAAACGGCATCCAGACATCGCCATGCTTCTCCCTCCACTTGCGCAGGGTGACGACCAGCTTCTTGCACCGAGCGTCGAAGTCGTTCTCGCTGACGTGATCGCCGATCATGAACAACATGCGCCGCGTCTGGTGTTCGACGAACGCGCATGCCCACCGTGCCCCAGCGGTATCGATCCGTGGGTCCTGATGGTTGGCGCTGCAGGCGTAAACCAGCGCCAGCCGTCGTGCCTTTTCGTTGGCCCGGGCCCAGATGGCCATGCCGACCGGATCGCCCTTGGCCTCGGCTTGCCCGTACTGGTCATCAGCTCGCTGCCGAAATGCGCGCAGCACATCCGCCGCTTCTGCGGTGGCCTCCACGACCTGGGGGCTGGGGTGCCACTCCGCCAGATTGCCGTGCCTTTCGCGGGGCGAGAACTCGGCCCACCACCGCGCGATGGTGCGCATCGACTCGGGCAGCGGGCGGACCCGGGCCTCCTGGCCCCGCCCGCGTTTGCCGGTTTCCAGCACCAGCATGCGGGCGAAGAAGCCGTTGGTAAGCATCTTGACCGACAGGGCCTCGTAGTAGTGCTTGGGGATGGCCGTGCCGAAGATGCACAGGCACGGCTGGTCGATGATGCCGTGTTCTCGTCCAGCCTTCACCCGCATGGGATAGATCGAATTGGCGCTGGTATACATCTTGAGCAGCACGTTCATGATGCCTTCGTGCCGCGCGTCCTTGCCCAGGTTGATCTTGCTCATCAGGCCGTCGATCTCGTCAGTCTGGAACAGCACGGTCGGCTGCACGTAGAGCCGGTCCTCGATGCCCTCGCCGCTGGCGAAGGTGTCGCCCAGGCACCCGGTGAGCCCTGCTTCGTGCAGGACCTTCTGATTCACCTTGCGCGGGTAATCCTTGCCCGCCCCCGAGTTGGCCAGCCCGAGCACATAGAGGTTGGTGCGGTTGTCGGAGACGTCACGGACCTTCCGGCCGGCCAGCATGGCTTGCAAGGCCAGCGCGCCGCAGAACGCCAGCGTCCGCTCCGGATAGGGGGCGGTTGCGAGCGTGTAGGTCATCACCTGGTCGATGAAGCCGGGCACGCCGAGCAAATGCTCGGGAGTCGGTCCGGGATCGGGATTGTCAGCGGTCTCGTCCTCGGGCGGTTGCTCGGCGTACATCTGGTCCCAGTGGTTTTCAGCCAGGGCGACGGCGATCTGATCCGGCTCGTAGCGGGCGATGCTGGCGGCGATCCGTTCCACCTCTTGGGCTGCCAGGGGCGGTGTGCAACGATCGGCGTTGGTTTGCAGTAGCGCCGCGGCGATCTCGGCCTGGGACATCCCCAGGCGGCGCATATTGCCGCCCAGGCGCGCCAGGGTCGCGTTCCGTTGGCCTTCCGGGATGGCGTTCGGCTCGGACGAATTGGTCGGAGCCTGGGCGAACGTCGGCGTGCCGTTGGCCAGTCCGTCGAGGTCCGCCACCAGCCACGCCGGCGGCTCCGGAAGCTGCGCCGGCGGGACATCCAGCTCTAACCCGGGCGTCCAGCGGTAGGCCTTGTCGCCGTCCACGACCGACGGCGGGACCACGATGTAGCCGCCATCGGCGCGGGTATCGATGTGCGGAGCCAGCCTACCTTCCGTGCAGCGCCAGTTCTTGCCAGCCGGCTGGCGAAACAGCCGGTGGCTGCCGCCGCGCGGCGTGATGGCCATCGGCGCCGCCGCTAGCTCCAGCAGCCGCTCGGGATCCCCGGCCAGCCAGCCGTTGGCCGCGCCGTCGATGTCAATTACGGCCATGCCCGCCGTGGCGATGGCGACGTTGGCCAGCGGATGCTGGTGCCACCAGCGCTCGATTTGCTCGTCTTGCGTGCTGGCATCCAGATGACCGTGCGGCGTGAGCGGATGCTTGCCGCCCGGCGCGCAAGGAAACACGAGGTAGCCCAGTTCGGCATACCTGAGCGCGGCTTCCAGGAATGGATTCGTCGTGGCGAGCATCGTAATTCTCAAAACGGCACTTCGTCCGACTCGTCATCCACTACCACGCCCGCGCAGACCGCCTCGGGCATCGGTCCGATCTTGTAGCCGACGATGCGCTCGAACTCGTCCCCTGAGATCGTCCGCACCGTAATGGCGGTCGTGAGCGCCACGCCGCCGCAGTTAGCGATCTCCACGGCCTGCTGTGCCGAATCCGGCACCGGGTCGGGCGAGCGCCGCTTCCACCAGGCAATGGCCTTCTGGCGGGCGTAGCCGTCGTGCTCGAAGCAGATCCATTCGGATTTGAAGTCGTGGAAGCCGACTTTGTAGTCGACGCGCATGCTCTTGGGGGCGTCGTGACCCGCGCCGCGCTTGGTGTGGACGCTGTAGAACACGTCCTGGACGGCGTAATGGCTGGTCGTGATCTGCCCCGACAGGATGCCGGCCTCGCTGGCCTTGGCCTCGTGCCTGCGCCGCTCAGGCGGCGGAAACGCATGGCCGCAGTGGGGGCAATGGGCGTAACCGGCAGCAATCAGCGCCTGGCACTGTGGGCATTCCTTGGCCGGAGCCGGGCTGTTGGTGTGCCAGGGGATTTCCTCAATGGTCATCTGGTCGACAGGCCCATGCCTCAGCACGTTGCCGCCGAAGTCGAGGACCAGACAGTTCTCTTTGCTGGGATGCAGCCGGAAGCCGCGACCGACCATCTGGTAGTACAGACCCGCCGGCGCAGTAGGTCGGACCAACGCCACGCAATCGATGTTGGGGGCATCAAACCCGGTCGTGAGCACATTCACATTGACGAGGTACTTCTGCCCGCCGCGCTTGAAGCGGTCGAGCAGAGTATCGCGCTCTGCGATTGGCGTTTCACCGCAGACAAACGCGCAGTCGATCGCATGCCGTTCTTTTAGGACGGAGGCGATATGCTGAGCATGCTGGATGCCGGAAGCGAAGATGAGCACCGCGTTCCGGTCGGCCGTGTACTCCACAATTTCGGCGCAGGCCGCCTGGACGAGGGCGTCCTGGTCCATCAGGCTTTCCACCTCGTCAGCGACGAATTCGCCGCCGCGGACGTGCAGGGCGCTGGTGTCGGCCTTGACCTTGCCGGCCTTGCTGATGAGCGGGCATAGATATCCGTCCCGGATCAGCTCACGGACGCCGACGCTGTAGCAAATGTGATTCAGGAACCCCTCCGGCGTGCAGATCGGTCCTGTCTTCAATCGAAACGGCGTGGCCGTGCAACCAATGATCCGCACATACGGATTGATGGCGCGAGCATCGACCAAGAACTGCCGATACATCCCGTCGCCCTCCAGCGGGATCATGTGGGCTTCGTCGATGATCACCAGGTCAAAGGCATCCAGCTCGCATGCTCGCCGGTAGACAGACTGGATGCCAGCCACGATCACCGAGTGAGTCGTATCGCGCCGTTTAAGGCCCGCGGAATAAACGCCGAAGCGGACTTCCGGACAAATCGCTCGAAGCTTGTCGGCGGCCTGGGCGAGCAGTTCCTTGACATGGGCCAGGATCAGGACGCGGCCGTTCCACAGTCCCACCGCGTCCTGGCACAAGGAGGCGATGATGGGAGTCTTGCCGCCGGCGGTCGGGATCACCACGCACGGGTTGTCGTCGCGGCTGCGCAGGTGGTCGTAGACCGCCGCCTTGGCCTCTTCCTGGTAAGGACGCAAATGCAGCATCACGCGTTCCGGATACGGACCACGGTCTTGCCACCCGCCACGGGCGGGCGCTTCACGATCTCCAGTCGGACGATCTGGTTGTCGTCGTGATACGCGCCGGCCTTCTCCAGCGCGTCGAGCAGACTCTTAAGGCAGTTGTCCAGGTCGCGACGGCGAAGGTCGGGCGGGTAGATCTCAACCTCCACGGCCAGCGCGCCGGCGAGCGGTTGGATGCGCCGGGCCGCGAGGATCGCCATCACGCGTTCACGAAAACGGCGGCCCTCGCGGCTGATCAGCGTGCGCAGCCCCACCCGTCGCCAGAAGTGATTGATGGACGGCGGGTGAGGCAGTTGGACTTCGAGCATTAAGGGCGTCTCCACGGCGGCGTACTGTTGGTCGGCGGTGGGGCACTGGCTGCCGGCCTGGCGACTTCCTTCTTGGCGTAACCGCGGATCTCATTGGCGATCTCGCCGGTGTCGTCACGATTCTTGCACTTGACCGTGAGCACGAGCGGCAGGTTGTGCAGCTCGGTCGAGTCGCTGGGAGCCAGCACGCCGACAGCCCGACAAATGGCGGACAATTCCGCCCGGGCGATTTGCACCGCCTGCGCATTCGGGTTGTCGAGATTCAAGCGCGCCCACAACAGGCGCTTCTTGTACGGGCCGTCGAGGATCTCGAATGTCAGTTGCAGGTAGTGGCCGGTGCCGGCCTTGTTGCGTTTCATGTCGGAGGCCGTAATCGCGGCCAGGTACTTGCCGGCCGGGACTGCCTCGAAGTCGATATTCGGTTCGACCTGGTTGGCGTCGAACCCGCGCAGATCAGCCATCCGTCTTCTCTCCTTCCGTCTGTTGCTGGGTAAGGGCCGCCATGAAAGCCGCCCACGATAGCGGCACTTCACCGACGATCCCGTAACGATTCTTGGCGATGCAGGACGGTCCGCCGACGCAGCGCGGGACGCGCTCGCCGCCGTCCTTGCCGAGGGCATGGGCGATGGTGCGCTTGCGGTTAAAGCCCGCGTCCTCGGTCTGGGTGCGGAACTTGCGGGTGGCGAACAGCACCGCATCGCACCATTCGCTGATCAGCGCCGCGGCATGCTTGTGGAGGCGCGGAGAATACCGGTCATAGGGCGACGACTCGGGATCCTCGAACTTCTCGACCTTGGCGTGAGCGATGAGCAGGACCACCATGCCGCGCTCGTTGCGGAGCCGATTGAGCTGGTCGACGATCTCGCGCCAATAGGTAAGGGCATGCGTATAGCCCTTGGCAAAACCGCCGTCAGCCTTTTCGATGGTTTGCACGCCAGATTCCTGGCAGACACGGTCCCAGATCAGGCGCTCCAGCCAGTCGAGCGAGTCGATGACCACGCTCTCATAGTCGTGCGGCTCGCTGCGCAGCTCCGTCAGCGCGGTCAGGACTTCGCCGTAGGTTGTCGCCAAGGGGAGGCGGGCGCTGTCGATTTCGTCGAGACCGTCTTCGGTCTGGATGAAGACCGGCTTGGGGGCCTGGGAGCCAAAGGTGCTCTTGCCGATGCCTTCGATGCCATAGAGCAGGATGCGTGGCGGCTTCGCAGCCCGGCCGCGCTGCACGCGGGCGATTAAGGACATGCGGCGGCCTCCTCCGTAGGCCGGGATGGGACAGCATCCACCCGGGTGACCTGGAAACCTCCTTCACCGAATTCGCGTCGAATAAATCCAATAAACAACCGGTTAACGTCCCGGCCCACCTGCGTGCCGGCATCGATCACGGCGGCACGCCGGTTGGTATCCAGGAAGTGCGCCGCGTCGAGACGGACCTGTGACTCGCCATGCAGGCTTTCGGCACCCCAGAGAGCCAACAGCAGCGTGGCCTCGATGTCCTCGACCGGGACGTGGGGCGGAAACGAGTAGCGGTACAACTCTTTGGTCATGTTGGCCCCCCACGAATTGCATTGGTCCTCTATTAATATCCTTTGCGATTCGCCGGAGAATTGACGCACGGATTACAAGTAAATGTGCAGACCGGCGTCCTCGAAGCATTGCCGCAGGCGATTCTTCTGGCGCTGGAGCGTCGTGCGCGGGACGCCCAGATCGCGAGACACTTCGGAAAGCGACTGTCTCTTCAGGAGTTCGGCCAGGTCACGGAGTTCCTCGGGCAATCGGGCCAGCGCCTCGGCTAGATCGTTGGCAAAATCGACTTGGCGTTCGTGGCCGGATCGTGGATCAATCGGGTCGGTTGATTGGTCATCCTTTCTCCCACCCAGGGAGCGGACCACGCCGCCGTCACGTTTCTTTGCTCGGCGCTCGCGCAAAATCGTGGCAACGCGGCGCTCGACGACGGTCGTGATGAAGACATTGAGGTGGCCTTGTTCGGGATCGAATTGATTCAGACTTTGAAGGATCGCTAGGACCAGGTCTTGTTCCAAGTCCGGACGATCGTGGCTCGAAAGGCCGGCGCGGCCAACGAGTACACGAACCTTGCGCCGGATAATGCATCGGACGAACTGATTGTGGCTGTTCCGTTTCTAGGCGCAAACGCCGACGAATCCCGTCCCTCCTCAGGATGATCGCGCTGGATAGACTATCCTCAATTTCCCAGAGGTCGCGTCC